GCACTGGCGTGGGGATAGTAATTCCGCAGGCAGAATGGGCATAGGTGGCACGATTAACACGATCCTAGAGAGAGAGATCGCGGATCTTTTGGGATCTCCTACTTCTGTGATATCATGCAGACCACCATTCAAAAAGGCAGGATCGGTCAAGGCTAGATCTCGTTTGATAAGTTCAAAATGTGTAGAGGGAAAGTGCATGGTACACGTTGACTGCACCAGAATTATCAGCAGCCTGAGGCATTGGATGGGTGAGCCTAGGAGCCGTTTTAAGCACGGCTTTGATGCCTTTGGTTATATTAGTGATGTCTACTATGGGCTAAATAAGAACACAGAAAACCAGCAATTCAGGATCGTCAGATGAGTAAAAACCCGACATACTTTGAACAGATGAGCATGGCCCAGCCTGCACCACCAGCAGCAGCATCAGATCGAATAAGCCAGCAGGCCCTTCGAGTTAGGATGCTAAAGGGCCAGCATGAGCAGGACATACAGGCAGAGGTAGAGGCAGACTTTGATCCCTCTATCAGTATGGATCTGGCATACCGTGTAGACATGTCTTCTAATGTGTTTCTGTCTTGCTGGAAACAGCTAGCCGTGGCCTATGATGCTTACCCCAGTGTCAGCACAGAGGGGGATCAGAATCTCAGCACCATCGTAACACCTGATCTCTGGCCTCTGTCTGCTACTCGCCAATTATGGCAGATGGCCCTAAATGAGGCACTGGTAAGATGTGACATACCCAGAGAGGGCAGCAGCCTGCCACCAGAGATAATTTACAGGGTGGTAGATCCGTCTATGATCTACGCTGCCAAGGCAGACAGAGATAACCCAGAGCAGGTGTCTTATGTGTGTGAGCTAAGATCACGATCTAGAGAGATGCCAGACGGCACAGCCAAAATGGTCTGGACTTTTGAGGAGTGGTCAATTGAGGATCCAGATAACCCATGGTTTAAGATTACTGAGGATATACAGGGGGTGAGGGTAGATGTAACCAGTGATTACCTGGGTGACACTGGGGGTGAATACCCATACAGAGACACAGACGATAGACCGATCATGCCGTACATCGTTTACCATTCTAAGATCCAGTCCAGGCTATGGGACTATCTAGCCAATATTGAATTGGTAAGGGGTAGCCTCAGGCTGGCTAGTTTCTACTGCTGGTTTGCGGATTGCTTTAAGAACGGGGCAAACCCGATCAGGTGTGCGATCGATCTTGATCTGCCTGCTGGGTCAGCCAGGACACTTACAGGGGGCAAGCCGATCCAGAGTGTGGCAGTAGGCCCTAAGACCATTGTGAAGTTACACAGCCTCACAGACAGAACAGGCACAATATCTACCTTTCCGCCAGGCCTAGACCCAGAGACAGCCTTAGAGTCTCTCAGGCGATACTCAGAAAGGTTAGCCATTTTCTCTGGCGTATCCCCAGCAGATCTACAGCGCACCAGTGGGGCACAGAGTGGCATAGCGATCCAGGTGAGCAGAGACGGCATGAGAAAGGCCCAGCTAAAAGCAGAGGGGCCAAACAGAAAATACGATACACTTCTGCTGGCCACAGCAGCCAGGATGGCTAACGCATACCTAGCAGGGGCAGGCGATCTGCCAGAGGATCCCAGGGCCTACCGTATCAATTACAGCCTGGTGGGGCAGTCTGATTATGAGCGTAAAATGATGATAGAGAATATCGGAAGTGAGATGGCCATGGGCACGATCAGCCCAGTAGAGGCAGTGATGAAACTGCACCCAGAGCTAGAGAGTAAAGAGGCAGCGATCCAGCATCTGCTAGCTATAGGTGAGGAGGCAGCCGCCTTAGAGGCAGCCCAGGCAGAGGCAGCAGGCATAGAGACACCGATCGCCAGTGACATACAGGCCACAGCCTTAAACGGTGCACAGGTGACAGCAGCCCAGGGCATAGTTGAGGCAGTGGCATTAGGCAAACTGCCCAGAGAAACTGCGACACAGATGATCTCACGTTTTTTCTCAATCGCACCAGAGGCAGCAGACGCGATACTAGGCCCAGTGGGCACCACATTTAAGATCACAGAGGAGGGTTAGACCATGCCGTTAATCAGAGTGCCAGGGGGTTATAAGTGGGGCAAGGGTGGCAAAGTGTACACCACCAGAGAGCAGGCCCAGAAGCAGGGCAAGGCCATCACAGCCAGCAAAGCCAAAAAGACTAAAAAGGGTAAGGGGTAAACATGGCAGAAGACACACAGCCCACTAATGGTGTAAACACACCAGCAGAGACACCAGCACCAGCCACAGGGCCTGATCCGTCTACACTACAGGATCAACTAAGGGCAGTCACTAAACAGCGATCGGCGTTATCGTCTAGGGTGCAGGAATTAGAAGGGGTGGCAGCAGAGGCAGAGAAACTCAGGCAGCAGCTAGCAGAGTCCCAAAACCTTTACAGCCAGGATCTGCACCTGCTAGAGTCTCACGGCATCACATCAGCCAGAGCCAGAAAGGCGATCAGACGAGAATACACAGACGAGATAGGATCATCAGATAAGCCCCCTGCCTTTAATGAATTTGTGAGTGGGTTAAAGGAGGATTCATTTTATGGACGTCTGTTCGCCCCTGCTGCCTCTGAAACTGCCCAGGCCCCTGCACCCCCTGTAACGGCACAGAGCCAGCCTAAGGCCCCCCCAGCTAACCCTAATGCAGGTGTGCACCAGGATAGAGATCCCAGCAGGCCCTTAGAGTTAAACACATTTAAGACCATTAAGAGCCGATCAGAGAGGCTAGAGCTAGCCAGACGGCATGGCCTGATTAAGTGATTGACATATCGATCGCGCGTCTATATGATGGGGCCAGCGTCTCACGTCTGATCTACGGTACAGATCACGGATACCCCCCGGCAGTGGGCCTATGGCGTTTCACAAATTCCAAATGAAATTCTAAGGGGGTAGCCACATGGCTAACGAGATTACTAGTGCCTTACTGCAAGCCAATGGCGGTTTAGAGGCCAGCGTTTTAAGCGATCTATTAGTGCAGCAATTGTATGATGCAACCGATCTAAGTGCCGTTTGCACAAAAATACCCTGGCAGCCTGCTGGTGGCCAAGGGCTACAGGTCACTCTAGACGCTGTACCAGGAGCCTATACAGCTAGCGCGACAGAGCTAGCAGACGCTCCAGCCAATGCAGCATACACCACATCTAAGTATACCCTAACGCCAGTGCGTTACGCCATGCGGTATCAGATGACAGATCTGGTGCCTATTACAGGTGCACGCATTGGCCTAGATGAGGTAGCTAACAAGCTAGTACAGGGTGTGTCTCTGACTATCACAGACAAGCTTACAAGCCTATTTCCAGGCGTTACAGCAGCAGTGGGTAACGGTACAACCGCGATCAGTGTTGATACCATTTTCGACGCTGCCTTTCAACTGAACACAGCTAATAACGCTGGCACGTTTAGCCTGGTGTTGAGTCCAGCCCAGATCAATAGCTTCCGAAGTAGCCTACGGGCAGAATCGGGTGCTGTGCAGTTCCGAGAGGTAACCTATGAGACTTTGCGAGCCAGAGGCCCTGGGTATCAAGGTTTCTGGAGTGGGATCGATCTGTGGCAGTCAGACTCAGTAACTGCCCCAGGTGGTGTGGTTACTGGCGCTATGTTCTCTAATGGTGCCTTCGCTATGACCATGGCAGATCCACGAGTGATCGGGGGTAACGTGGCTGGTGATGACATCATTTTTAGTAATGAGCTAATGATGCTTGAACGAGATCGAAACGCTGTAAATGCTACCAGTAGCATTATCGGTAACATCTATCTGGCCATGGTTATGGCGGAGGATGCCCGTGCAGTAGAGGTACGATCAAGCTAACCAAAAGGGGCAACCATGAGAAAGCCAGTAACGCTAACCCAGCCGAAAAAACACACACCCGTCACAGGGCAAGATCTTAGCAAGATCCCAGTCAATGGGTCTAGCAAGGTGCCTAGGGCTTATGTGTTTTGCCATTACCCTGGCTGCTGGGAATACGACAGCGAATTTGGCCTAGGATGGTTGCCCCGTTTGAATAAGCTGATCAGTATGCCAGGGGTAAACGGTGTCCCTCAGAATGGTGATATGTCTGGATATCTACAGGCTGTAGCCCAGATGGGGGGCACTGTGATCGACCCTAACGATCGCAGGCTCATAGAGACAGAGAATGAGGATGATTCTATATTCTATCAGTACCCCCGTTACTATGAGACTACAGCAGGGGGTAAGTGGTGGTGTGAGCCAGGCGAGTGCCCCACCATCACACTTACAGGGCAGGTGCTGTGGGATCGTAAAAAGATCCGCAAAGCCAGCGCAGACTTTAGAAAGCACCTGAGAGATACAGGCATTGTACAGCCCATGCACCACCTAACGCTACAGCATGAGCTAGCTAAGGCACGCACCAGCATAGAGAGGCTAGCAGCCAGGGTGGGCCTTAATCCTCACCTAGCAGACCAGCTAGCAGATAAAGAAACTGAGGCAGAGCAGATGCAGACTGAGTGGGATCAGATGCAGGCAGAGGGTCTGAAACAGGGCACCACACTGCCACCAGTGAAAGCCAAACGAGTAACGCCAAAAGCCAAACGAGGGCAGCCCTAATGAGTGGTGAAAAGCAGGGCAGACGTGAGCAGATCGATCGCTTTGTTAAGCAGATGGTCAAGGCTGGGCACAATCACAATTACATTAAAGCAAAGGCGATACAGTCAGCCATTAAGGCAGACAGATCTGATAATTCCAATGGGGGTAAATGATGGCAACTAATCTAAATACACGTAACGTGGCAGACCCTGGTAACGGTAAAGCCATACCAGTTACAAACGCTAACATCGTATGTGCATTGACTAGCGCGGGTGCTGGTGAGACTCGTACCCTAGCAATTCCTAAGATAGAGGGCCAGACCTGTGCACTGTGTCTAGAAGCAGATGGGGGCAGCCTGGCTGTTACTGCTGCATCTGCTGTAAATCAGGCAGGTAATACCGTTATGACCTTTGCC